CTTTACAAAAAGTTTTAGCACCTACTGGTCACGAAGGTCCTATAGGTCCAGCAAAAGAAAAAAGAGTAAATGATTTGTTTAATAAAGATCAAGTAGAAATGCCTATCATACTAAAAACAAGTCAAGGACTGTGGTTAATAGGTGGAAAAACACGATTGGGCACAGCAAATTATGTTAAAGAATTACCTGCTAAAGTCTGGTTGATTAGTGGAGAGCAAGATGTGGCGGAAGGATCAGAGCAGATTACTGAATTGCGTGATCGAATGTATCAATACATAAAAAGCATTGTTCCAAAATGGCCAGATTATGTAGTAAAAGATTGGTTATATCAGGGATTTGGTCGTTATAATGATGAAAATCCTAAACGCAGATTATTGACAATGTTGAATCGAGAGGGTTTAAATAGAAACACTCAATGGCAATTAGTACCCAACATGAAATTTACAATGGACATGTGGACTCCCGGCATTGTTGCCAAACTCAATGCACGAGCAGGTGGTAAACAGCACCCGGATTTTGAGGTATCAAGAGATGTCGAACGACACGCCACACAAGCACAGTTAGCACAAAAACAAGGAGGAATTAGAAGTGAACCGGTGATACTAATTAAAAGATCCGACGGATATGAATTACTAGAAGGATGGCATAGAACTATTCAACACTTTCATAAGTATCCTGATGGCTACACCGGTCCTGCTTATATAGCAGTTGCTCAAAGTAAGCAAGGTGTGGCGGAAGCGTCGGGATACATTCCAAGCGAAGCAGAGAAGAATGATCCACGTTTCAAGACCGCATTAACGGTAGACATTCATCCTAATACGATGAAACAAAATGCAAAGAAATTAGGTTCTAAAATATCTAGAGCAGGCATTCCTCCAATTCTAAAAGCATCTGGTAAAATATAATATTCTTTGAGTGTTAGAACTCTATAAATAAAGTCACTAACACCGAGGAATATATATGCTTGATGCATCCAAAACAGTAGACACAATTAAGATTCGATTTTACATTGATTGGCTTTATAATAATCATATACAAGCAGATGGTGAAAGCGAATATGAAAAAGAATTAACTGCTAAACTAGTCACTGACTTTATTGACCCATTAAATTTATCTAAGACTGCTAAAATTTTAGATTTGGCTTGTGGTGCTGGATATTTTCTAGATGAAATGAAAGCTCGTGATTATACAAATCTTACGGGCATAACACTAAGTGTGGATGATATTAAACTATGTACCGACAAAGGGCATACAGTTCAGCAGCTAGACTTTAGCTTTCTGCCACAACGTGAAGGATATGACGATGAAAGTGTAGATTTTATATTTTTACGTCAAGCACTAGAACATAGTCCGTTTCCAATACTTACTTTGATTGAATACAATAGAGTTTTAAAACAAAATTCTAAAATTTACATAGAAGTTCCAGCACCGGATATTGATAGAAATCATGAGAGTATTAAAAATCACTATAGTGTGCTTGGAGCCAATCAATTAGCATCATTGTTAAACAAAACTGGATTTGATATTGATTTATTCAAAACAATTGAATTTGAAATAACAGAAGATGAGATGTCTTCAAGAGAAAAATTATATTGTGTAGTAGCTACTAAGCGTAGAGCATTGGACATTAAATAAACATAATAACAACAAATTTCAGCATGATATAGATTGTTTAGTACAATACTAAATACTATATCATGAAAATCAATCAAATTATAGACGAATATACTGACACTGATCCAGAAATCATTAAATATCTCACTCACCCAGATAGAGGTTATAAGTTTTTAGGGAAAGGAAGCGATCAAACATCATTTCTTGAACCGAGAACTGGACAAGTTCTTAAAATATTTGGAACTAAAGATGATGTTGCACTTTCTCCATCAGGAAAAAGAAAAAGACCAATATTCTCAAAAGATCAAAAAATGTTCTTTACTTGGGTCAATTATTGTAATGATAATAGCAGCAATCCATTTCTACCTAAGTTCTATGGTTTTGAAAGTTTTTATTGGAAAAAACATGTATACTTACAAATACGACAAGAGTATTTAATTGATTTACGACCAACTTGGGGATGGAAACTATACAATATGTCAACTGATGCGGAAATGGGTGATAGTTTTGATGAAATGATTCAAAAATATAACTTAAACAAAGAATTATATGATCATTTTGAAAAAACCAGCGGAAAAGATAGTTTAAAACTATTTTACAAAACTATGGGTAAACTTAGTCGCATTGCTGAGGGAAAAGGATGGACATTTGATCTAAATCCTAAAAATTTCATGATGCGAAACAATGGGACAATAGTTATTCTTGATCCATGGATAGTTGAAGAAGAATATTAAACAACAAACTCTAGAATAATATCTAGGGTTTTTGCGTTATAAAACTAAATACTACACTATGGCTACACAATTTTATAAAACATTAGAAGATATACTAAAATTAAAAGAAGAAAACGCACAGCAGATACAAACACGTTTAGCAGAACATACGATTGATGAATCATATGATGATGCACTTGCTGGTATGCGTAAACTTGCTGGACTAGATGGCACTAGTGCCTCAGAACCTTCAATTGAAGATAAATTCATTGACAAAAGTAAAAGACTAGAATTCATTAAAGAAAATAATATCAAGCTGGGTTCTCCGCGCTGGTTTAAAGTTATGTATGCCAAACCAGAATTAACGGGTGAAGACCCGTTTGGAGAATAATATGAGTGATAATAATTTAGTTAGAACAAAAAGCAGAAAGATAGATATAACACCAGATCAAATAAATGAGATCATCAAGTGCTGTCATCCTCAAACGGGATACCGATACTTTATGGAAAATTATTTTTATATACAGCATCCTAAATTAGGGCAATTGTTGTATAAGCCTTATCCGTTTCAAATCGGATTGATAGATAATTATCATACTAACAGATTTTCAGTAAGTATGATGTCAAGACAAACTGGTAAGACTACAAGTGCTGCCGGTTATCTACTATGGTTTGCAATGTTTCATCCTGATCAAACAGTGTTAATTGCTGCTCATCAATACAGCGGAGCACAAGAGATCATGGATCGTATTCGTTATGGTTATGAGTTTTGTCCAATGTGGTTAAAAGCAGCAGTTGAAACATACAACAAGGGTAATATTGACTTTGCTAATAAAAGTAGAATTGTAGCAAGAGCAACCACTGAAAAGACCGGTCGTGGTATGTCGCTATCATTATTATATCTTGATGAGTTTGCTTTCGTTCGACCAAGTATAGCAAAAGAGTTCTGGACTGCCATTTCACCTACACTATCAACTGGTGGTAAATGTATTATTACATCTACTCCTAACAGTGACGAAGATCAATTTTCAAAAATATGGCGTGAAGCTAACAAAAAAGTTGATGCTTATGGTAATGCAACTAAGTTGGGTGCTAATGGATATTCAGCGTATAAAGCATATTGGTGGGAACATCCTGATCGTGACGAAGAATGGAAGATAAGAGAAATTGCTCAAATTGGTGAAGATCGATTTAGACGAGAACACGAGCTTGAATTTATCATTGATGAAGAAACACTAATAGACAACATAAAATTGACTGAATTGTCAAGCAAAGAACCATTGTATAAAACTGGTCAAGTCAGATGGTTTAAGAAACCAACTAAAGATAGAATATATGTAGTGGCACTAGATCCTAGTTTGGGAACAGGTGGTGATCCAGCAGCTATACAAGTATTTGAAGCAGATACTACTACTCAAGTAGCAGAATGGCGTCATAATAAAACTACTATTCCAGAACAAATAAAAATATTAAGCGAAATCAATGAACATATTATAGAATGTACTAATCAACCCAATCACTTGTATTATAGTTTAGAAAATAATACGATTGGAGAAGCAGCATTGATATCATTACAAGAATTTGGAGAAGACAAGATTCGTGGAAATATGATTAGTGAGCCTAAAAAATTAGGTAGTGTTAAACGATATCGTCGTGGATTTACTACTACTAATCGTAGTAAGCTAGAAGCATGTAGCAAATTAAAGAATCTAATTGAAAGCAAAAAGATGAAGATATCAAGTGAATTATTGATATCTGAACTCAAAACTTTTGTGGCAAGTGGTGGTAGTTATGCCGCAAAGTCAGGAGACACTGATGATTTGGTGATGTCAACCCTATTGGCAGTAAGAATATTTCAACATCTACAAAGCTTTCATGTTAATATTAACAAGCATATCAGAGATCACGGAGAGATGATTGCTCCAATGCCATTCATCGCGATGATAGGCTAAAATGATAAATAATAGATAAACTAGGTAACCCATCATGCCAAAAAGCAGAGAATCAGTAAACGTAGAATTAAATGATCTATTAACCACTAAGGGATTTAAAGTTAAACCACTGTCAAGCTCTGGCGAAAATGCCGTTGTTCCTGAAAAGGCAGAAGCGTTTGAATTTAATTTTAAAAGCGGTGATAAAAATTATGGTACTGTAGATATTACCATAGATGATCAAAATAATATGATTGTTTACTACAACACAGAAGTTACCAGAGCATTAGATGAAGACGAAGACAATGGTGGTTGGGTACAATTTGTCAGACAATTGAAAAATTTTGCAATTCGTCGTGGTTTAAAAATGAAACTAGATGATTTGGACAATATTGAATCTGATATGGCAACAAGAGATCATAATAGAAAATTAGACGAGGGTTATTATGGAACTCGTCAGACAAGTTACAGTGATAATGGTCCCGCCGCTATCAAAATGATCATTAAACATAATAAAGCTTTAGATGAAAATGATGCTAGATATCGTTATGTAGAGCGTATTTTTTTAGAGAATGAATATGGAGAACGTGTGCTTGTTCCAAGCACAAGACCTGGTATTGGTCGTATATTTGCTAGACATTTAGCAGAAGGTGGACTTCATAATGATGAAAGATGGAAACATATTACAGAAATAGTAGAAGATGCTAGAAAATTAGGTGGATTTGTTCGAGCTACAAAAACAAAACAATTTAATGAAAGTGTACAACGAATTGTACTAGAAGCAACAGAACACTATAAGACTTTGCGTGAAAATCTTAAAAGACTACAAAGTGTACGTGGATACAATAATTATTTTGAAAGCTGGCAGCCTACTTTAATGGAAGATTCAGATGATTCTAGTCTAATAGAATTGTTTAAAAATAGTTCAGTTGATATCAGAATAGAAAATGCATTGCCTGTTTTAAATAAATTAAATTTAACTATTACAGAAACTTCTGACATGTCAATGTTTGAGGATTGGGCTAATAATATATTAGATGAGATGTTAACACCAGATCAACCTGGACAACGTAGTGACTTAGTTGAGCTATTGGGTTCAGACAGTGAATTTTTGGCACTAGGACCAGATGCAAAAAATGCCATTGGTGAATTGAACGGACTAATAGAAAACGACAAACTTTATTCTAGATTACGTAGAGCAGCAACTAGAAACACTAATCGCGATGCTCGTAGTATAATTATAGCATGGATGAGTGAGCAACGTGGCGATGAGTATCATGACATATTAGATCAAATTGAACCACAAAGTGATACTACTCCGGAAGAGCCTGCTTCGTCTCCAGCTCCAGAAGAGCCAGAATCATCTCCACCAGTTTCAGATGAAGAACCAGAAGAAGAGCCAGAAGAAGAACCTGCTTCTTCTGGAATGTCTCAGATTCCAGCACTAAGTGGCGGAAATCAAGTTAAAGAACAGCGTAAGCAAAGTAAAATCAAGAGAGTTCAAGATAATTCTAAATGGGTTGATCCTAATATCAAGGCACTTAAGAATCCAATGGAGCTTTCTGAATCACTAGAACGAATTAAAAGGTTAAGCGGACTATGAGAGCAGAACAATTTATCTTAGAGAATTCAGAACCAGTAGGTCGTGAATTTCAGCACATTGAAGATTTGGCATACATTTATGGACCAGAAGGCGCAATGCGTGCAATAGAAAGATTGATTAGAATTAATAATGATAGCGGTCACATGGAAGTAAAATGGGACGGAAGTCCAGCCATTGTGTTTGGTCGTAATGATAAGGGTGAATTTCATTTTGGTGATAAATTCAGTCGTCAGTTTAATACTAGCCCAGACATGTTATACAAACAGTATGAGCCAAAAGATGCTAACAATGATGATCGTAGACAGTTTGCTGGCGAGATGATGGCACTGTACAAACTATACGAGCAAGCAACTCCACTTGAATTTCGTGGATTCTTAGAATGTGGATTGCTATATAAAGTTAGACCAGCATTAAAAAATAATGAATATTCATTTCAGCCCAATACTGTAATCTATCACGTAGATGCAAACAGTAAATTGGGACAAATGATAAGTCATAGCACTAGTGCTGCCGCGGCCACTGCTTATTTTAAAATAATTCCTGGAATGGGTGGACAGCGAGAAGCAGTAGGAACTAATCATACAGGAATTGGAAGCAAAAGCGTTCTTATTATTCCTCCTAAATTTACAGAAGTTCAAGCATCAGTATCGACTGAAAAACTTAAAAGAGTAGAAACATTTATTAAGCAAGCTGCTCCAAGAATGGAAGAATTTTTAACACCAGATGAAGAATGGGTGCAAACATTTAGAAATGAAGAGCAAGCTGGCCCTGCATGGCGTCAAGTTATTTACAAATATGTTAATAGTCAAGTAGATACTCCTGGAGCATTAGATTCACTAGGATCAAATATGGCTCAATGGGCAACTACTGATGTTATATTGACAGCTCGTCGTAGACCAATTGCTATTAATAAAATAAAAAGCAGTCAAAGCGGATTAAGAGCTACGTTCTTGGTAGTTCGTGCTATTATGCATTTGAAAGATATGGTCATTGATCAAATTGAAAAACCAACACTAGGAAGTTTGGGTATCAGAGCAGAATTGCCATTTGATTATGGATCAGGCGGAGAAGGATTTGTAAGCGATCCAGCAGGCGGAGTTCAACCATTGAAATTTGTTAAACGTGCTGGATTTACAGCAGCAAATCGTTATCAGAATCGTGGCGGAAAATCGTGAAAATAAGAGAACTATTAGCAGAATCAATTAATAAAATCGGTAACAAAGATACTGCTATAGTAGGTTGGGGGCGTGGAATGGGCCACAAAGGTCATATGTACTTGGCACACGCAGTTATATCCACCGCTCATAGACTACACGCTGATGCTTATTTTATTGTAAGCGAGACAGTAGGTAAAGATGATCCATTACTACCAGATGAGAAACTAGAGATTTATCGTACTGTATTCCCAAATCACGTTGATTCATTTCAAACTGCCAAAAATTTAATTGATGTACTACATCAATTAAATAATGATGGATATAAAAATTGTATGGTTATGGTAGGTGAAGATCAAAAAACAGAATTTCAATATTTACTTAGATACAACGGAGTACCAGCAAAAACAACTGGAAATATTATATATAATTTTGACAAATTAACTGTAATAAGTCGTCAAGAATCTGGTGACAAGTATGCAAATGAAGCTGGCCCAAGAGCTACTCCAATGAGAGAAATATTAAAAGAACCAGATGCTACATATGAACAAAAATTTAATTTATGGCGTGAGTGTATGCCAGCAAAGTTAGATGATGGTGAAGTAGAGCATTATATGCAGTTAGCAGCAGAAAGAATGGGATTTCCTGTAGAACGTGGATTAGATGAAGCAGATAATCCAAACAACGGCGGAGCGGGAATGGGAAGTCAAAGTGCTATTCCAGGAACTCCAATTGCACTATCAACTACTAAACCAACTCCAAGAGAAATTAAACTTGCTGCAATTAATGCCAAAAATACAGAAAGGTTTATGGGCCACAGAAGATGAAATTGTACGAATTATTCATTAAAAAAAGAAATGTACAACTGAATGAAGTTAATATGAGTTCTAGTGCATTAAAATCTTGGGCAAAAAAACATGCTAGTGGCATGAAAGCGGGGTTTGAAGCAGAACTAATATTTAAAGATATGCTTAACACTACAGATGATGAAGAAGATCAAGATCAAGAACCTGATTATGATAGAGATGAGCGTGCCAATACTATAGATCAAATCCTAGAGTTTTTTAGTCCATTACTTGATTCATCCACGAGAAACTCTGCTGAACAACAAATGCACGATTCTTACACTGAATGGAGAGACACTGCAGTGCTTGAGGAATTTGCTGAACAGGCACGTGACTTGATTAGAGACTATATTAAAGCTGATCTTCGCTGGGAATATTCTGAAAAAATTCATGAATATTTTGTTAATGAACTGGGTAAAACTTCAGAAGAAGCAACTGATATAATGAATGATCCAGATCGCACTGATAATGATGAGTACATATTTGTAAAAAGAGAAGTATCAGATCAATTAACTCAATTAGTTGAACGTTCCATGAGAGATCATGATGGAAACTGGCAGGGAGCTTATGACGAGTTTATAGAAAACTGGGAAGCTTCTGAAAGAAGTTGGTTGAGAAATATTGGTATCTTTAGTATGCGTGATGTAGGCTCAAGATTTTCATTCGCGAATGAATGGCCATATTGGAGTCGAGTAAATAACACTGTTCCTGCAGATGGTCACTATCATGTAGGACATGCTCTTATCTTGGCAGGTAGTCTAGAAAAAGCACTAGGTGTAAAAACACAAGTAGAATCTGGTACTAGAGGCTCTACAGCAAAACGTAATACTCCATCTGATGTTTGGGTATTTGAAGCAGATGGTAGCTTAAATTCAACTAATAGCGAAGACATGCCCGTGGAAATTGTTAGCCCACCTATGTCGCTAGAAGAAACTCTAGCAATTATGCCCAAGTTCTTTGAATGGGCAAAAAGTCACAAAGCCTATGCTAATAAAAGTACTGGAATACATATGAGTGTTAGTATGCCAGAACACAGTGGTAATGATTTAGATTACGTTAAGGCAGCATTATTTTTGGGTGATCAATACATACTAGAACAGTTTGGTCGAACTGCCAATTCATATGCTCAGTCGGCAATGAAAAATATTAAAGATATTATTAACTCAAGCAGATCAAGAACTGTTATACCAAGACCAGATGATAAAATTGAGCAAGCATTTAAACAAATGCGAACAGAATTAAATTCTTTAGCTACAAATGCATTTGCCTCTTCTGCTGGATATGGCAAGTATTTTACTATTAATCCCAAAGACAAGTACATTGAATTTCGTTCAGCTGGTGGAGTAGATTATATTAATAATATTTCTAAGCTACAAAATACAATGTTACGTTATGCACGTGCAATGAGTATAGGCATGGATGTCAATTCAGAAAAGCAAGAGTATGCTAAGAAATTATATAAGTTATTAGGTGATGTACGATTACAAAAAAATTCTGATGATAAATTAACAACTGTATCTAAACATGATCCAATTTGGTATTTTTCTCAATATGTAGCTGGTGAATTGGCAAAAAGTAATTTAAAAGATATAATTAGGCAAATTCAAAGTACTCGTAAGCTTTATAAAAAGTCAGATCAAGGCAATAAAATGTTTTATAGAGTTTCATATAGAGCATACGAAGGAGCAGATCGTCAAGGTGGGCCACAAACAACTGTTCAGGCCCGTAGTCAAGATGAAGCTATAGCTTTGGCTCGTGCAGAATGGCACATATCTCCAGAAACTCATCGAGGATGGCAAAATTCTGACTTTATAGCTAGACCGATAGGTTCGACTCCAACTGGCGCAGCAAATGTTACCACACAAAATAACCCTGACAATCTACCTAGATGGGAAGTATTTAATGTTAACGATTTTTCATGGACGGTTCCTGGATATGGTGATACTGAACGAGCTGCTATCATGAATGCTCTACAAAATTATCATTATAGTTTATGGACTAGAGGATCAACTGAGCCTACAGAATTTAGAGCAACATTACTATCAGATGATGCAACATCCAGACAAACTGATAGTTCAAATGATATTCAGCCTGGGCATATACCGGACTATTTGCCAAATAACACTCAAGAGGGAAATTGGGCAATAAGAAATAGAGATAGTAATCGTCAAGTTGGACGAGGGCCAATACTGTATCAATTTCAAGCTTTGGGAAATAATCTGGCAATTGACATAGCAATGCAGTATGCAACAGCAATAGGAGTTTCACGAGCTCGTTTGTGGTTAAGTCCGATATCGGAAGTTCCACGAGAATACAGAACACAAAGATCAGAAAATCACGAAACTCGTCGCCCTGCAGAACTAGATGCTACTAGAACAAGTACAACTGGATATTGGATTGTGTTTAATTCAGCCGATGGTGTTACAAACATGGACAATCTAGCTCTTCTTCCGGCTATTACTGGACAAGATGCACAACTTGCATATCAACATTGGCTTCAAAATACTGGTTACATGTTAGGGCGTGAGGCACGATTTTATCTTCGCCCAGCAGATTCATATGACATTATAGATGCACGAGATAGAAATCTGCCAGTTCCTCCCAGAATGCAGGCTAACTCTCCACAGACTCTTGAACCAAGTAATCCTGAAGGCAATTGGGGAATAAGAGCGTCAGATGGTCGTATAGTGTATCGCTTTATTAGCCACAATACCGGTACGTTAATTGATCGTTTAAGAGCATATGCCAATGCAATAGGACAAGATTACAGAAATTATAGTATAGACCGAGTTGACCCAGAGAGTACTACTGCTGAACCAGAAAGGTCTACTAATGCTACTGATCCTAATGAATCGCTACAATGGAATATTATCGACTCTTCTACTAATGAAGTTCTACATCATATTACTTTGCCATCAACTACTCCTCCATCTGCAAGACATACTGAGGCATGGCAGATGGGAGTAGAATGGACAGATGATGCCAGAATTCGAGGACTTCGTATACCGCGAATTGAATTAGTTCCATTGCCAATGCTGTATCCATAATCAATAACTAAAATACAGAAAAGTTTAATGTCTATAGATAAATACATATATGAAACTGTATGAATTATTTGAAAAACAATTAAACGAAGTCAATATGAGTCCTGGCTCATTAAAGTCATGGGCTAGAAAAAATGCCAGTGGAATTACCGCTGGATTTGAAGCTGAATTGGTATTTAAAAACGCACTTCATGTTGATGAAAATCCTTCAGAACCAAATTATGAGCCTGACTATGGTACAAATGAGCGTGCCAACTCTATTGATGAAATAGTTTATTTTTTCAGTGAAGACTCTACTTTGAGTGTTGGAGAACAAAACAGACTTCAAGACAGACTCACTAGTGAATATGTAGAGTGGAAAGTTGAAAAAATGCAAGATGAATTTAATAGACACGTTACTCATTATGTAAGAAAATATCTTTTAAAAACTTTTCGTTTTGAAGAAGAAATAAAGGCTTATATGTCAGTTCGTATGGAAATGACAGATGATGAAATTGATACCGCGATGGCAGGATCAAATAACTTTCCGACCGACAAATATAAAGAAGCTAAAGAACTAGTATTCAATGAATTTACTCAAAGAGTTCACGATGCGGTAGATGATCAAAATGAAGATTATTATGACGCTCGTCAAGATTTTGAATCAAATTTTGAGTATGATGATACTTATAGTGAACGTTCTTGGTTAAGAAGTAATAGTCTGGGATCAATGATTGACGTTGCAAATGCATATGATATTCCATGGCCTCATTTTTCAGAAGTAGAAGAAAATAATAATTCATTCGATGGACGCTATCATTCTAATATTGCACAAGAACTAGCTGACTCTCTAACAGAAAAACTAGGTGTAAAAACACAAGTAGAAACTGGTACTAGAGGACATCGTGAAAAACTAAATACTCCTCCTGATGTTTGGGTATTTGAAAATGACGGCAGTGTACGTGCAGAGAATATCAAAGACATGCCTATAGAAATTGTTAGTCCGCCCATGTCACTAGAACAAACTCTAGCAATAATGCCTAAGTTCTTTGAATGGGCAAAAAGTCATGAAGCTTATACTAATAACTCGACTGGAATCCACATGAGCGTTGGCATGCCAGAACATAGTGGTGATAAATTAGATTATACTAAAGCTGTATTATTTTTAGGTGACAAATACGTACTAGAACAATTTGGCCGAATAGCAAATTCATATGCTCAGTCTGCACTTGACGAAATTAAATCAAAAATTAACTCAAGAAGAGTAAATCTAATACCAGCTGATAATGCTGTGACAAAAGCTCTTGATGCAATGCGTACAAAATTAAATTCACTGGCTACAAGATCATTTGTAAGTTCGGCTGGATTTGGTAAGTACTACACTATTAATCCTAAAGACAACTATATTGAATTTCGTTCAGCCGGCGGCAAAGATTATATCAAAGATATTCCCAAGCTACAAAACACTATGTTGCGTTATGCTCGTGCAATGAGCATAGGTATGGATCTCGATGCAGAAAAACAAGAGTATGCTAAGAAATTATACAAGTTGCTAGGTGACGTGAGACTTACTACAACTAGAAGTGATGATACATTTGGTCCACCATCTTCAATAAATAAAAAAGACACAGCAGTGTCATACGATCCAAATGATCCAGTTTGGCTTTTTGCTCGTTATGTGTCTGGTAATCTTTCAAGAATTGGATTAATTAATAATATTAGACAAATTCAATCAACAAGAAAAGGTCCTCTACCTAAGTCTTCTAATAATAACAGAAAAACATGGCAAGTATATGATATGTCAACTAGTGACTCTTCGCCTAACGGAGGATTGATTCATGAATTTGAGAACCCAGAGGGTAATAGACCAAGTGCTATAAGAATTGCACGAGAATGGTTAAATTCTCATCCAGAAGAATTTCGTCCTAATCTGGGAGTAAGACCAGCTCCAGTATCGCCAGTACATAGTTGGAGAGTATGGAACATATATAGACCTGGTAATACTCGTACTGCATTTGGAAGCACAGCACAAGAGGCTATTACTAGTGCTAGAGCAGATCCTGAAAATTCAGATTGGTCTCGTGGATATAATCAAGCAGATTTTGGAGCAGCTCGTATTACTGGACTAACTGATAGTCAAACTATACCGATGCCTATAGCGGATTTACCTCCAAGTGATCCAAATGGTAATTATGTTGTAAAAACTTACGATGGTACGGGCCGTGCCGGCACGGGCGGTGCTAGAGGTCAGGTAGTGTATCAATTCTCGGCTGAAAATCTTAGTACAGCGTTTAACATAAAACTACAATGGGTAGAATCAATAAATGGCGTGCAATCAGATTATATCTTAGCACGAGCAGAGACCGCTACACAACAAGAGCCTGAGATGAATTTACCTCCAAATGATCCAAATGGTAATTTTATAATAAGAGCAAGACAGCAAAATTCCTCAGGCGAATATAGCAACGAAGGATCTGGTCCGGTATTATATCAATTCTCGGCAAGTAGTGGTGGAGAAGCAGTACAGGTAAAAAGACGATGGGTACAATCAGTAGGCGGACAGAATGTACAATATTTCTTAGGCAATGCCGCTGATATACAACGATTACAAGCAACAAACACACCTCAATCTAGTCAGTACACTCGATTACGTAATCGAACTAGTCAAAATGGATATTGGGTTATCTATAGTACTAGTAGTCATTTAAATGTTGCTATTATCCCTGCCACTACTCAAGATGATGCAGATTCTGAATATTCAAACTGGCTACAATCTGAATGGAGACCAGACGATAACTATGGTATTCGTCCAGCAGATCCAGAAGATTTACAAAATGCTCGTGATGCTGGCATGGAAATTCCTCCACGAAATAATAATAATTATATTGACTGATAAATATACATATGAAATTATATGAATTATTTATTCAGCAACTAGACGAAGTAAGTCAAGCTCCAACACGTTTAGCTCAATTTGCTAATAGTCCCGAGGCAGAAGGAATCATCGCCGGTTTTGAAGCAGAGCTATGCTTTTCTGATATTCGTGAGAACACTGATTCTGAATCAGAGCCAGATATGGATTATGATAGTCACACTAATAGTATTGACAATATTATTAATTTTTTTAGACAGGGCGATAACATGGGTTATCGAGAGCTAGATCGTCTACAAACAAATTTAACTGAAGATTTTCTTGAATGGGTAAATGAACAAGCATCAGAAGACTTTGAAAGAAATAAAGAAAGATTGATTAAAGACTATATCATAGAAAATGAATGGGATTGGGACGAGCAAATAAAAATTGATTTAAAAGATAATGGCTATGATGATGGAAGAATAGAAGACGCGATCTTTGCTAATAACAAAATTATTAAACTTAGAAATAATTATCAAAAAGATTCAGAAGAATACAAATTAGAAGTTAAACCATATTTAGATGATTATGAACTCTATGTCATTGGAAAAGAACTGGCAGACAAAACATTAGATGACATGGTAGAAAACTCTATTAGTTCTCGTGATGATATCTATGATCAAACAGAAGAAAATATCAGAGAAGAATACGGAGAAGATCCAAACATGGAAAATGAGTGGCTGGCAGCCGCCAATCTCAGTTACATGAGTGATGTTAATCTCGCTTATGATGATGCATACTGGCCATTTTGGACTAGTGATAGTGACGATGATGAAGGATTTGATGAGTCGGCAGCACAGTGGCTTGCAAATGATTTAAAAACAAAGTTAGGAGTAAGAACATTTGTAAGTAGTGGTCATGGATATGGTGGAGATAGACAAAGAGATTGGGTATTTGAACCAGATGGTAGTTTACAGGCTAGTAGTACTAGCGACATGACAGTTGAAATAGTTAGTCCTCCTATGCCACTAAAAGAATGTCTTGATATAATGCCTAAGTTTTTCAAATGGGCCGCATCACGAGATGCATATGCCAATGAAACCACTGGTTTTCATATGAGTGTAAGTGTACCATCACAAGATACTAGTTTAATAGATTATACTAAATTGGCATTATTCTTGGGTGATGTGCATGTTCTAGAAGAGTTTAACAGAGATGGTAATCATTTTTGTGTGTCTGCTATGGAAAAAATCAAATCCAAAGTAGCAAGAGGAAATATTGATATAGAAAATGTATTTACTTTGATGAAAGAGGGTCTTGATAATATTGCTAGCAGTTTAATAGCACCAAACGGTGGGTTTGGAAAATATATCAGTATAAATCCTAAAGACAAGTACATTGAATTTCGTAGTGCCGGCAATACAGATTATTTTGATGATATAGATAAATTACAAAATACACTACGTAGATATGCACAAGCTATACACATTGCCAGTGATCCTTCTTATGAACGAAAAGAATATCAAAAGAAATTATATAAGCTACTTGCTCCTACCGAAAAGATTGCTCCTGAGCTTGCTAAAAAATTAGCATCATTTTCTGCTGGAAGACTAAGCAAAGAAGAATTAGATAATTGGCTAAAAGAACTAAAGAGTACACTTTTTAAGAAAAATTTAATTAGAAATACAGATAGTCTAGCAGCATCAGGAAGAATATTAAACTGGGATGTTTCAGCTAAAGACGAACCAAGATATAACTACTGTAATGTTTTTGCAAAAACCAAAAAAGATGCACTTGAGTTAGTTAAAAAATGGGAAACAGAATGGCACAACACACGTGCATCTGTCGATGACTGGGAAGCTACGCTAGTAGGAGAAAGTACAACAGAATCATCAATGAAACGTGTTGCGGTCAGAGATCATTATGGAACTTTGACTATAGCAAATAATTCAACTAATCTTTCCGACGCGTATCTTACTCAATCTAAGTGGGAGCTAGTAAATAATAATGAATTAGTACCAGAAACAGTTTGTAAAGTACTGGCTAGTGACAAATCAGTTGCTGAGGTAATAGCTGATTCGTGGCTACGTTCTATGTATAAACAACGTAATGGACTAGCTGGATTTGAACTAAAACCACTAAATGAAGTGGCTCGAAGTGAAATGAATCAATCTACACAAACTAGATCAAATTCTAATGTTCAAGATATTGGAATGGATATTGCTCAAAATTTTATTCCTGGATCCACTTTGGACTTACAACGTCAAGCTCAAGCTCAAGCTCGACGCGAACGTCAACGAGAAGCACGACTATCAGGCGGCGAATTTACTGGTGAGTGGATAGTGGTTAATGGATCAGATCAAGAAGTTTATAGATTCGGTGGCATAGGCAACTCTCAAAGTGATGCTAATCGAGTAGCTGGTGAATGGGCACAGAGAACTGGATATTTCAACAACAACAACTCTAGATACTCGGTATATCCGGTATTGAGCCCCGATACAACTCAATCCACAACTTAATAAGTTTGGTAATATAAAAATATCAATTTAACCAAACAATGATAAATACTATTGACAAAGAGATCATTGATCGTATATAATGTAATCTAAGTCATCATCAGAATTCCTCTGATTACAACACTTATACATAATTAATACAACACTTAAACATAAAGGAAATACAAAATGAGTTTAGCAGACATTCGTGCAAAATTGCAGGCACAAGAAAATCGTGGACAATCTACTCCATCAGCAAAAACCCCAGGTGATCAAGCATTATATCCATTCTGGAATATCAAACCAGGTGAACAAACTGTTATTCGGTTTCTTCCCGACTCAGATACAACCAATTCTTTTTTCTGGGTAGAAAAAGCAGTTATCAATCTTCCATTCACTGGAGTCAAGAGTGATTCAACTGATGATAAAGTTCGTATCGTAAAAGTTCCATGTATGGAAACATACGGTGAAAATTGCCCAGTATTAGCCGAAGTAAGAACTTGGTACAAAGATGACAGTCTAAAAGAAATGGCTAACAAGTATTGGAAAAAGCGTACATACTTATTTCAAGGTTTTGTAAAGACTAATACTTTGCTTAATACTGGAGATCCAAAAACAGAAGATACTCCTCCAGAAAATCCAATTCGTCGTTTCGTAGTCACTCCACAATTATTCACCGTTATTAAAGCATCAATGATGGATCCAGAAATTGAAGAATTGCCAACTGACTATCAACGTGGTCTTGATTTCAAAATCGTCAAAGGTACTAAAGGAGAATGGGCTGACTATTCAACCTCAAGTTTCGCTCGTAAAGAAACTGCTTTGACTCAAGCAGAACATCAAGCAATCGAACAGTATGGTTTACTGAATCTTAAAGACTTCTTGCCTAAGAAGCCAAGTGAATCAGAACAACGAATTATCAAAGAGATGTTTGAAGCATCAGTTGATGGTCGTCCATATGACGTAGAACGTTGGGGAGCATACTACAAGCCTTGGGGCTTGGATACTGGAACTGCAGCTAAGTCAGAAGATGATGATGAATCATTTGAGACTACTAAGCCAGCTGCTCAGTCAGCAGTCGCTCAGCCAGCTCAGTCAGGTCAACCAACATCAATTCCACCTTGGACAGAAGATACTCCAGAAGTATCAGAAAAAGTCAAGACTCCTGCCGCTAAATCAAATGCTAATGACATTTTAGCACTGATTCGTAGTAGACAGAACAAAACAGCCTAACTATTAGGTCTAGAATATATCCGAGAAATCGGATATATTCTTATATCTGGAGAATAAACATGACACTACCCGATGAGCGTTATCGCGCCATAAAACAAGGTAAGAAATTACTAGAAGAACTATGTGATCCTGGAAAAACACCTCGTGTACCAGCAATCATAAGAGAACGAGCACGCGGAGCACTGAGACATTATCCTAATGATTATGAGTTAGATAATATAGCAAAGGAATGCCCAGACCTACTTGACATACACTCGTTTTCTATATATAATAACGTATATAAAGGATAATAAATGAAGAAGCCGTTTGATCTGAGTAAATTTAGAAAAGATATTACTAAGAGTATTGAAGGCATGTCAATTGGATTTTCTGATCCTACTGATTGGATTTCAACTGGTAATTATGCACTAAATTATCTTATCTCTGGTGATTTTAACAAGGGTATACCTCTTGGGAAAGTAACTGTATTTGCTGGCGAAAGTGGTGCTGGTAAATCTTATATCTGTTCAGGTAACGTGATCAGAAATGCACAAGAACAGGGTATTTTTGTTATCTTAATTGATACAGAAAACGCACTAGATGAAAGCTGGCTTAAGGATCTTGGAGTTGATACATCTGAAGATAAGTTGTTGAAATTAAACATGGCCATGATTAATGATGTTAGTAAGACTATTTCAACGTTTATGAAAGACTACAAAACATTGCCAATGGAAGACAGACCAAAAGTCTTGTTTGTTGTTGATTCACTTGGTATGCTAATGACCGATATTCAAGTTGAACAGTTTGATAAAGGTGATAATAAAGGTGACTTTGGTCACAAGCCTCGTCAATTAAAGACACTTGTTACTAACTGTGTGAATATGTTTGGCAGCAACAATGTTGGATTAATAGCAACAAATCACTCATATGAATCACAAGACCCGTACTCTCCTGATCCAAAGATTTCAGGTGGTAGTGGTTTTGTTTATGCATCATCAATCGTAGTTGCCATGAAGAAACTCAAGCTGAAACTTGATGATGAAGGTAACAAAGTAACTGATGTTCTTGGCATTCGTGCTGGATGTAAGATCATGAAGACTCGTTACGCTAAGCCATTTGAAGATATCGAAATTCAGATTCCATACGAAACTGGAATGAACCCATATAGTGGATTCTTTGATCTACTTGAAAAACGTAATATGATTAAGAAAGAGGGCAATCGCTATTGTTACACTGATCTTAATGGAGAAGTTCATAAATATTTTCGTAAAGAATGGGCAAAGAATGCCAATGGTATTTTTGATCTAGTAATGTCAGAATTCAATGAAAAAACTAAAAGTGTATTACCAACTATTACTGACGAAGAGGAGATAGAAGAATGAGTTTAATGTTAGTGGCCGAAATGTGGTCTGTAGTTAAAGATAGTATCATTAGTAGTGATCGTTCTATTGTAGCTGAGAATATCATTACTATGCTAGTTGATAATGATGTTAGTGCCAGTGAAATTCGTGAAGCTTTTCGTGGAGAAGGTATAATCATCGACGCATTAAAATTCTACATCGATTCAGATGAAGGAGAATGGGACGATGAAGACGAACTAGACAGTGAGTTAGATTACACTGATGATGACGATGATGATGAAGAAGATGAAAATTGGTAATCAATGAACTGGTATCATAAAGTAACACAAAACTTAGCAAATTTGCCTGATTTTATCGCTCACTATGAGTCAGAATTAAATCAGGCAAAATACGCTACACATATAAAAGGACTGATTCAGAAAAGTATTTCTGAACTTCCTGGAATAACTGAACGAGTGTTTTCTCAATTACAAGAAATTGAATCTGTGTTGAATTTTATGAACATTCAACTCAAGAAACTTCGTAGTCAAACATTTCAAAAATATCTTGAGAACTATAACAGAGCCTTAACTAGCAGAGATGCAGAACGCTATGTTGATGGTGAGCAGGATGTTATTGACATGGAAACTCTTTGTAATGAGATAGCACTACTCAGAAATAAGTACCTTTCAGTAATGAAAGGATTAGAATCTAAAAATTACATGCTAGGTCATTTAGTCAAACTAAAAACTGCTGGCATGGAAGACTTTGAAATTTAGGATAACAATGTTTCCATATATCGGCGGCAAAAAACAACATAGTAAATGGATTGATCCATTATTTCCAACTAACTTCAAGACTTATGTTGAGGTATTTGGTGGAGCATTTTGGATGTATTGGATGAGCAAAAAGACTCCAGCACAAATCAATGTGTATAATGACTTTAATCGTCATTTATACAATGTGTTTACTTGTGCTAGTACAGACCCAAAGAAGTTTGAAATAGCACTAAAGAATTTATATCCAAGCGTAGGTAATGCTGCAGTATTTGAACAATTTCGTGATCAAATATTTCAAGTATATAACACCAACTTTGTTACGCCAGATTACGATTTGGCAGCCAAGTATATGTTTTTACAAACTCAGTTTTTTACTGGGGGTTTGGGACTACACGAGAAAACAAAAATCTACAGTAATCCAAAGTATAAATCTAAATTTTATACCTACACAGAAAAATTCTCACAGCAACATTACTTAGATAGACTTGATGTAATGACTACTGAAAATATGGACTGTAGAGCAGTTATCACTAAATATGATCACGCTGATACATTCTTCTACATTGATCCACCCTACTTTAACTTAGAAGATTATTATACCAAGAATAGTTTTGGGCGTGAGGATCATATTGAATTGCTAACACAAATGAGTGCCATGAAAGGTAAGTTTGCTTTAAGTTATTACTACTTTAAAGAACTAGAAGATATCATGCCTAGAGATAAATTCTACTGGCATGAGCAGATAACTTACTCTAACAATGGCTTGACTAAGGTAGAGGGAGCAGTACGTAAAGATGGAAAATCAGCCAAGGGTGTTAGACCAGAACGAGTAGAAGTTTTGATCTTAAACTATCAACCTCAGCCTATAGTTCCAGTAGTATCTAAGAGGAAAAAAATCATAGAATCAAATCTATTTACTTTTGAATAAATAGTATTACTATGAAAATTAATGATCTATTACAAGAAAGTTTTTGGTCCGATATTAAGAGTGGGTCTAAACGGCTTATCTCTTATTTCTCTAAAGTATTCAGCAAACTTCAATTTGGACAGAAGGTAGAAATCGATTTGTCTGACTATTTATCATCATCCACTGCTTTAGATGAAGCAAAAAAGAACACTAAAGATCGAGAAGTTTTTAATTTAACTGCAATGATAGGCTACTACAATGAGTATTGTGTCGGCTGGAAGTTGGCCTATGGATTAGAACATAACGGAATCAAAATTAAAACAAATGTCTCCGAGGGATTAAAGCAATTTGCTGATAATTATCGTTCTTACATTGTAGACAATATATTAAAGTTTAAACCAAATACCCCAGAGCAAGTTTTTGCTGAATTGAAAAGAGCCGAAGAAGGTGGTGAAATTATGGCAAAAAAGATATGGGATGAAATTCGTGATGATCATGATTTCAAACTAATCGAAGTTGACATACATTTAACTGGTAGCATTGTTGATAAAGATGCACCACGTTCTGAAAAGGGCAAAGAAGATGTTAAGATAACTATTAGAAAGTTAGATACAGAAGAAGTGCTAGAAGAAATAAAAGCCAGTTTAAAACTTTACAAAAGTTCTAGTGGCGTTAATATATATAATGCTACTTTTGCCTCTTATCTAATGACAGTTATAACTGGTACAGAAAATCCTGCTACTGGTAAAAAAGCAATTGAGGCATTTTTAAAAGATGCTCCTCAGTTTCGTGAAGACATTGAAACAGTACTGTCTGTTACTGATAAATGGATTAAAATAAAAAATGATGCCAAGAAACATAATGACCCAGATTATAGAAAAAAGGCTAATCAATATATTACTCAAAATCGTGGATATCAACAAATGAGAGATTTGTTGTTTAACAAAATTTTTAAGCACTACTACGCTATTGATAAAGCAGGCATCAATAACAGAATTCTAAAACGTCTTGGATTAGATGGAGCTGATGACGTATATCTATTGGTTGGTAGTGATCGTGAAAAAATGATAGCTGTGAGTAGTAGAACAAGCGAGGCATTTAAACACGTTTATGAAGAATTTAAGAAAGAATTCAACATTAGATTTGAATTTCCAGATGATGCTGATATAGTAAATTGTACAATGATACTTGAAAGTGAATCTGGAGAAGTTCTTGCCAGAGTTGGAATGTCATTTAAAGAAGGTGGAACATTCCCACATCAGTGGAATATGACAAATATTGTTCAATCTGATAAAAAGAAAAATAAATCAACTCCTAGTGATGCTGAAATAGAAAAGACTAAAAAGGCAAATATAACCAAAATATTCAAAAAACCACTAAATTCCCCTGAAATTTCACTAGACAGAGGAACCAGAGATTGATCAAAAAAACGACAGAAATGTCGTTTTTTTATGTTGTATAAAAACAACACAATTCTTTGACATTTAATCCATTTTCGTGTAAAATGTACACATACACTGAAGAAAGAGAGAAAAGAAAAATGGCTCGTTACACTAAAAAAGCAGTAAAAATGTATTCTACTGATTTAGTATTTGCTGCTGCTGCTACTGCCGATCGCATTAACGGCGGAGAATACATCAAAGTCACAGATTTCAATCCAGCTAAAATTACTAACAAATTGTTAGTCAGCCAAATTCTGAATGGCGAATTTGAAATCACCGAAGATGATCATACTAAAGGTAATTTAGTACGTACTCATTTCAAGGGTTTAGTATTCAAAGTTTTAAAGGGCGATGTTCTCAATGAATTTGATGCTCAATCATTAGCGTTGGCATCAGCCGATGAAATGGCAGAAAATAAAACTGCCTTTGTTTCTTGTCTGCCAAGCGCATTTGCTCGTGCCCAAGTTCGCCGTTCTGTTGACGAACGTCTTTCAGATTGTGAACGTAAGTATGTAGGCGATGTTGGCTCTAAAGTTACTCTTAGCGTAGAAATCGTTAAGTGTTTCTATTCTCAGAATTATGGCTGTTATTTTATCAGCGGAATTACTAAAGATAATTTAGCAATGTCGTTCGCTTATTCTAAATCCCCGACTTTTGAATTGGGCGATACTGTCAACTTGACTGGGAAAGTCAAGGCTCATCGTGATGGATTTGTGTCTCAATTAAACTACACTAAAATCCAGTAAATTTGACAATAAATAGCACTAGTGCTATAATAGTTATATTGAATCAATAAGAAAAGGGATATACATGGCTACTTTAATTCGTGTTTCTAGCGGTTATTATAAAGATGTTTCGCTCGAAAATATGGTCTTTACTCTTGCTCGTCCGATTGAGTCGAGCAAAGATGGTCGGCTTCAAGTTAAAAATGACGGTCAACTTCCGACTAAGGCAAAACAAGTATACATCGACACGATGGATTTTGAAGTGTTACAGACTGGTCGCCAGTCACAAGTTTCACATTTTGTTACACAGCCAGAAGTGGCTAAGCCAGAAGTTCCACTAGAAACCGATGAGGAAGCAATGGCTCGTATTCGTACTCGTTTTGCCATTCTTGATGAAATGTCAAAAGCGTGTATCAATAGCGACATTCGCGCTTTGATTGTATCGGGCCCTCCCGGAGTTGGCAAGTCACACGGCGTGGAATATCAATTGGAAAAATACAGTACGTTTGATCGTCTTGCTGGCAAGAAAATTCGTTACGAGATTGTCAAGGGTGCTATGTCGGCGCTTGGTTTGTATTCTACTCTGTACAAGTACAGCGATGCCAAGAATGTGTTAGTATTTGACGATTGTGATATTTTTCATGACGAAGATGCTCTTAACATTTTGAAAGCGGCACTTGATAGCGGTAAACGTCGTCGCATTTTCTGGAACACTGATAGTCGTAAACTTCGTGACGAGGGTATTCCAAATTTCTTTGACTTCAAAGGCTCTGTGATTTTTATCACTAACTTGAATTTCACTAGTGCCCGTGGTAAAATTGCTGCTCACGTTGATGCTCTTCAGTCACGTTGTCACTATTTGGATTTGACTATCAATACTGAACGTGACGCTATGTTACGAGTACGTCAAGTACACGCTGATGCTGCCGATGACGGTGGTTTGTTTAAAGATTACGATTTTGAAAATCAAGAAGATCAATTGATTCTTGATTATATGTGGGACAATCGCACGAAATTAAGCGAAGTGTCAATGCGTATGGCTCTCAAAATTGCTGATCTGGTTCGTATTAGCCCTAATAACTGGCGTGTTCTTACCGAAAATACTTGTTTCAAAGTTAAACGCTAATTTATTCAAGTGTCAAAAAAACCCACTTCGGTGGGTTTTTT